GCATACGGAACTGAAACTGAAATACGGAAAACGCCTGAAGCATGTCACCGTACAGGTGGACGAGGATGAACGTTACGACTACCTGATCGTCCGCCCGAAAAAAAACATCCTGCTGGCTATGGCAAAGAAAAAGGATGATCTTGAAGAAGCAAATGACATCCTGATCCGGAACTGCGTGGCGGCTGGCAATATGGAGGCGTTGGAAGATTCTACCGTCTATACTTCAGTCCTGACCGCCATCGGACAACTGATTGCCGGACAGGCGGCTTTTATCAGCAAAGCATAGAGGAATATTCATCAGCGTTCGGTCTTGTCGAGGGAATAGATGCCATCCTGAAAAAAGTATATGGCTTCGACATCCCGGACAAACTGGACGAAGATGAATGGCTCCGGCTCTATGCCGAATACCGCATGTTGCGGAAAACGGAGTTGGAAGAATTTGAAATAGTAATGCACAATGCATTCGCTAAAGTTGTAAACCGATTATTCTCAAAAGACAATGCAAGTGACTCAATGGATATTGGAACTGGTTGACAGGATCACGTCTCCGCTACATGCGGCAACCGATGCAGCCGAAGAAGCTACACGGGTAATCGACGACACGGAGGAAGTGGTTGAACGTCTTGGGGAGACATCGGGAAAAACAGCCGGAAAACTGGAAGGGCTGGGAAAGGGAATGTTCTTTCTCAACCAGCTGAAGGAAGGTGTTGACAATATCCGTGATTCCTTTAACGACGCCATCGAACCGGGCGTCCGGTTTGAAACTGCCGTTGCCGAAATGTCCGGTATCACCAACATGGAGGGGAAGGAACTGGACGTTCTCGCCACCAAAGCCCGTAACACGGCAAAAGCGTTCGGTGTCGATGCGTCAAATGCTATGGTCGTTTATAAGGACTTGCTTTCAAAGATTACTCCGGAACTGAAAAAAGCACCGGACGCGCTCGAAATCATGTCGAATAATGTAATGACACTTAGTAAAACGATGCAAAATGACGTCCCCGGAGCGTCTGCAGCCATGTCCACCGCCATGAACCAGTATAAGGTTTCCCTCGATGATCCGATGAAAGCCGCACAAACTATGACGGACTATATGAACATCATGGCGGCAGGAACTGTCGAAGGGTCTGCCGAAATCAGGGAGGTCGCGGAAGCATTGAAACAAACGGGTAGTGTTGCAAAAACATTCGGGGTTGAATTTGCCGAAACAAACTCCCTGATCCAGTTGCTTGACAAATCGGGGAAAAAGGGTTCAGAAGGCGGTATCGCTTTGCGTAACACGATAGTCAAATTGCAGGCTCCGACTACGGACGCGATCAAGCAACTGAAAGCTGCCGGGGTCAATATAAAAACGATGCAAAACCAGTCCCTTTCACTGACTGACCGACTGCGTGCCCTGACTCCGGTCATGCACAACGCTACAATCATGTCCGCGTTGTTCGGAAGTGAAAACCTTGCTTCAGCGATGGCTTTGATTGAGGGTGTAGACCAAATTGACACATGGACGGAAGCGATACAGGGTTCTACTTCTGCGGTCGACATGGCAAATAAACAAATGGATACTTATGCCGAAAAGCAGAAACGTATGCAAGCGTTTATCGACGACCTGAAGATCAGTTTCTTTGAATTTGTAGAACCGATTGCCCCTGCCATTGAAGTTGTGGGAATCTTTGTAGGCGCGCTTGTCACGCTCGGAACTGTCGCATGGTCTATTTCGCAGATCATGTCACTTGGAATAACAAAGATTGCCGGGGTTTGGGTTGCGTCGATGGCTAAAATGGCATTGTCTACAATCGTGGGTAGCCGGCTGATTTCCGTCGCTATCATGGGTATCCCTGTCATCGGCTGGATCGTTGCAATCATAACGGCTGTCATCGCTTTCGTGGCTTTCCTTTATAACAAGTTTGAAGGAGTCCGTGTGTTCCTGTTCGGGCTGTGGGAAGTCCTTAAAACGGGCTTTCTTTCCTTTTTCAAGACGATTCATACCATCCAAATGGGAATCATTGAAATTCTGAATCCGGTTAACTGGTTCAGGGATGACTGGAGCATTGACGACGTATTTGAACGGGTAAAGAAAGAAGTGTTTGACAACGCTGTGGCAGTCGGTCGGGCATGGGAAGAAGGCAAGGAAAAGGGACGGGAAAGCTGGCGGAACAAGGACAAAGTCCCCGGACTTGACAAGTTCCAGCTGGACACCGCACCAGCGGCAGTCAACAAACCGACCACCGTCACAACCTCAACCGGGGGGACTTCCGGGAAAGACGTGGGACTTGGTGGAAAAGGTGGAAGCAGCGTGAGGAATATCACCATGAACGTGACATTCAACAATCATTTCAGGGTTGCGGCAGGTGCGGACATGCGCGATGTTGCGGATAAGGTCAAACGGGAAATTTTAGCGGTGATAACCGATACAGTACCAGCAATAGGATAAAGTTATGACAGGAAATACAGCGTTAAATATTGGTGCATTGTTCACGGAGGTCTTCGGGATTTCATCCCCGATTTATCTTCCGTGGGGACGAACCCTGCAGGATTACGATCCGGGGAAATACATCGGAGTGACAACGATTCCGGATGCCGAAGCCGAAGCATACAGCTGGATGGGGACTCCGGTCATCGGGACGTTTACCCTTGACGGTAACAAGCAATACAGCACCTATAATCCGGACGGGTCACGCGGCACGATGAATATGGCTAGTTTTCCGATGCCGTATGCAACGATCGTGGACTTTTCGCGCTCGATGAACTGTTCAAAAACGAAGGTATTGGGTGTTCACGGAACTGTAAAGGAAGTCTACGGGCTCGACGACTGGAAAATCAATATCCGGGGATTCTGCATAGCAGACAAAAGCCGGGAAGGTTATAAGACGGTTGCCGAACAAGTGAACGCGCTCTGCAAGTTCCGCAAAGTGACGGAAGCGGTCGGAGTTACGGGAAGCATCTTCAACAACAAGGAAATTTACTCCATTGTCATTGATAACATTTCGTTCAATCCGATTCAGGGAAACAGCAGCGTAGTTCCGTTCACGATAGAAGCAACGAGTGATAACCCTTATGAACTGACACTATGAGCTATATGATGTGCAGCCGGATCACATTCCCGGCAAACAAGAGACGCGAGGAACTGGTCATCTATACGATTTCGTCGGTTCACATCGAAAGTTCATGGAAGATGCTGACAGACTCTGCAGAAATAGTCCTTCCCAGGCGTATCAAATACTTTGCCGGAAAAGACCTGAAGGAACTGCTGTCTGCCGGGGATCAGGTGAAGATTGAACTCGGATATGATTCCAACCTGTACACGGAATTTGAAGGATATATATCGCTGATCGGCTGGGG